TAACCTTCCAGGAAGACAATGTAGTTAAGTTTGCTGGCGCTGGCGTACTCGATCTCGAATTGGTGGATCGCAGCGACCCTTCATTCCTAGATCTCTATCTACGTGAGTTGGCCGCATCATATGCTCAGAAGACAGATCAGTATGCAGCAAAGATCGCAGCAGACGGATCATCTGATTCATCTTCTACAACAATTTACAAGGCTATCGCCAAGTCTATTGCTGATTCATTCGGCGTAATGCGTCAAACACCTAACAACCTCTTGGTTGCAACATCTGGCGGTAACGACAATGTTGACTTCGCTAGCCTTCTTGGTGAAGTTGATTCAACTGGTCGCCCTCTATACGCAGCAGCAGCTTCACAAAATGCTAACGGTCTCATCACACAGGGATCTACAAACGGCACAGTAGCGGGACTCAACCTAGTTGTTGACCCTAACTACACAGGTGGAACTTCTAACATCAAGGTCGGTCTTGTTTACCCAACAATGGCAATGCGATTCCACGAAAGCGGAACACTACAAATCCGCACCAACGTTGTTTCTAATGGTCAACTCGAAATCGGCATCTACGGTTACGTTGCAGTAGTTAATCGCTACCCAGCAGCATTCCGCGCAGTTCAGGTTGCATAGTTAGTTAACACTAAGTCGCTGGCGGGGTAGTGCCCTTCTACCCCGCCAGTCTTTAGAAAGGATAAGAGCATGGCATTGACCACAGTTGCAGAGTTACGCACCGCCCTAGGCGTTGGCACTCTCTATACTGATGCAGTCTTGCAGCAGGTCTGCGATGCAGCAGATAACGTACTCTTGCCTTTTCTATGGAAGAACCAACAGCCTATCGTTGCCCATGGCAATACCGGCACAGTTGGCACTCTCTACTTTAATAATGACATTCAAGAAGTTTTCTATGTTGGTCAGTCTGTAACAATTTCAGGGGCTGGAACTAAGTACAACGGCACAAAGACGATTACTGCTGTTAGCCCTTATTCTTTCAGCATAACCACAACTCACACTAGCGATAATCCACGCCACACAGTTGAGCCTTATGGAATTGCAGCAGCTGAGACTTATACAGATTATTCAACTATTCCAGCGATCCAAGAAGCAAGCCTAATGATCAGCATTGACATCTGGCAGTCTCGCCAAGCGCCTTCAAGCGGTGGCGTTACAGTTGACGGATACGCGCCAAGTCCTTATCGCATGGGTAATACTTTACTTGCTCGCGTTCGTGGCTTACTCGCACCTTACCTAGATCCGCGCTCGATGGTTGGCTAACCATGACTGCCGCTATATCAACACTCCGCACAACTATCGCAACTGCCTTAGTAGATAACGCGCTTTGGTCAGTCTTTAGTTTTCCACCGGCAACACCGATCGCCAATAGCATCGTAGTGAGCCCTGCCGATCCTTATGTAACGCCTAACAACAACAGCCGCAACACTATTGCGCCTACTGCTAATTTTAATCTCAATGTGTTCGTGCCTTTGCTTGACAATGAAGGCAATTTAAATGGAATTGAGGAAATGCTAGTTGCTATGTTTAACAAGTTAGCAGCTTCCTCTATCGTCTATAATGTAGGAGATGTGAGCGCCCCAAGCGTTCTCAATGCCGCATCGGGCGATCTACTGACTTGCTCCCTGCAAGTCTCAGTCCTAACGAGTTGGAGTTAAACCATGTCCGAATGGGAAAAAGAACAAGCAGAGTTCCTGATCAAGATCGGGCAAACTCCTGCAACACCAGCACCAAAACCAGCAACTAAGAAAGATGAGGAATAAACCAAAATGGCAGTATTTCTAAATAATGGAGTAGTGGTTACTGTTAACTCGGTTGACCTCTCAAACCATGTCACATCAGTAACACTTAACCGCACTTTCGATGAACTCGAAGTAACCGCTATGGGTGACTCAGGCCACAAGTTTGTCAAAGGCTTGGAAGCATCATCACTAACTATCGACTTCCTAAATGACACAGCCTCAGCAAATGTTTTAGCAACTTTGCAGGCTGCATGGGGAACTTCGGTTACCGTCACACTAAAGCAGACTTCAGCGGCTACATCAGCGACTAACCCTCTTTACACAATGACTTGCCTAGTCAACAACACAACCGATATTAACGGCGCAGTTGGCGATCTTGGCACTCAGTCAGTAACTTGGACAGTCAACGGCACAGTCGCAATTACAACAGCGTAATAACTAACTAAGGGGCAAAGCATGGCAAAACTAAAGGTAACAAGGGCAGACGGAAGCGTTAACGAGTACCAGATCACTCCGGCGATCGAGTACGCCTTCGAGCAATATGCAAAGAAGGGCTTTCATAAAGCCTTTAGAGATGATGAAAAGCAGAGCGATGTCTATTGGCTTTGCTGGGAGTCTATTCGTCGGTCGGGTGAAACCGTTAAACCCTTCGGAGAAGCGTTCTTGGAAACTTTGACTAAGGTCGAAGTTCTCGATGACGACCCTTTGGAGTAACGCGAGAGTCCTTCACCTATCTCGTAGCGAGACTATCGCTAGAGACAGGACTCTCGCCACAGACTTTAATTGAACTAGATCACACGATGTTTAGGACTTTACTTCAAGCCCTAACAGATAGAGCGAAGGAGCAAGGTGATGCCAACAGAACTAAAAGGCGCTAAGAACCTTCGCAAAGCCCTCAGAAAGTTTGAGCCTGATCTAGCTAAAGGCACTACTAAGCAAATGGCAGCAGCCTTGAAGCCGCTTACAAATAAAGCGCGAGGTTACATGCCTTCCAATAGTGACATGCTATCTGGGTGGACTTCTGCTACATCGTCAGCAGATACGGTCAAATATCGTGTCTTTCCTAAGTACGATCAAACAGAAGCCAAGCGCGGAGTTAAATACTCCACTAGTCCTTCCAAGCCTAACAAGCGAGGCTTTGTGTCTTTGGCTCGTATCGTTAACACCTCAGCAGGTGGAGCGATCTATGAGACAGCAGGTCGCAAGAACCCTAGCGGTCAACCAACCTTTCAGCGCACTAAGTTCACACCTGCTTCTTACCGCGAGGACGGTCGAGGCTATAACAAGTCTCTAAACCCTAATGCTGGTAAGCAGTTCCTAGATCGAGCGAACGCAAATGGTCAATTAGTTAACGCTCGACCACGCCAACAAGGTCAGGTAGGCCGCGCAACACGCAAAATGACTGGCCGCGTGATCTTTAGAGCCTTCGCAGAGGATCAAGGCAAGGTCACATCAGCCGTAGCCAAAGCGATCACTAATTCTGCTATTGAGTTTGAAGCAAAGACAAAGGTTAAATAATGGCTGATCTAAAGATAGATATTTTAACCGAGTTCACAGGTAACAAGGCTTTTCGCCAAGCAGAGTCAGCAACAGACAAATTAGTTAAAAGCACCAAAAGATTAGCCGGTGCGCTCGGTCTTGCTTTTAGCACCCAGGCAGTAGTCAACTTTGGTCGCGCAGCAATTAAAGCATCACTAGATCAACAGGCTGAGCAGAACAGATTAAATCAACTTCTCAAGGTTGGCGTTGGCGCAACTGCAAGCGAGATCGCCTTACTTAACGAACAGACTAAGGCGCTCGAAAAGATCGGTGTTGTAACCGGCGGAAACATAACCCAAACACAATCTCAGTTAGCAACCTTTAACCTGCAAGTTAGCACGATCAAAACCTTAACCCCTGCGATCCTTGATTATGTCACAGCAGAGAAGGGCGCTACTGCCAGCACAGCTGACTTTAAGTCTATGACCAACGGTCTAGCCCAAGCCCTTAACGGCAACTTTGGTTCTTTGACTCGCGTTGGCTTTGTCCTTGATGAGAACACCAAGAAGCAGATTAAGAACGGCACAGAGACCGAAAGAGCCAAGGCTCTAGTAGCAGTCTTAAACTCTACTTACAAAGATTTTAATAAGAACCTACGCGATACCGATGCAGGTCAAATGCAGGTTCTTGCCAACGCAGCACAAGAAGCCACAACGATAATTGGCACAGGCTTATTAGATGCTTTAAAAAATGTTGGAGACTTAGACTCAGTTGATAACCTTGCTCAAGAAATGCAAGATTTATCACTCTACACCGCTGATGCTATTCGCGGCCTAGGAGTTCTAACTGGCAAACTTCAGAGCATTCCTGTTATTGGTGACTTTGGATTTAAAGAGTTCATCGGTGCTATTCCCCTTATTGGTGGTTATTTCAATATAGCGGCAGAACTAGGAAAGACTGCTCGTTTATCTAAAGATATGTTTAACTTTGCTTCAGGTGGCGGAGCAGGCGCTTACAGCCCAGATAGAGCGAGCGAAGCGGCAAGACAGAAGAAGTTAAAAGACGATGAAATAAAGCGCGCAAAAGCTTTAGCCAAAATAGAAAATGATAAATTAAAGAAGGCTAAGGAAAAGTCTGCGCTAGACAAAGCAAACACTTTGTTTGATGCACAGCAAACACAGATTCTAGCGGCACTAAAGGGCGATATCACTAACGAGGAGCGCAAGCGCCTAGAACTACAGTTAGCGATCCTCACCGGCAACACTTCAGAAGCATCTAAACTTGCTGGAGAACTTGCCAAGTCTCAAGGACTATCACAGCAACTAGCTGCTTATCTTGCAAGCCTTCCAGATGCTAAAAACCCATTCACAGCATGGAAGTCTTATCTTGACATGATCGAAGCGCAGGTTCGTCGTATCTCTAATCCAACTGTTGCTCCAGTCGTATCCATGGCCTCAGGTTATGGGGTAACTGGTCAGCAATACTCATTGCCGCAAGGATCAACCCAAACAAGCGCAGCAGGCGTTGAGTTCACAGTCAATGTCAACGCTGGCTCAATTATCGCCCAGGAAAGTTTGCAAGATGTTCTCCGAGATACTTTGCTTGATGCTTCGTTGTCTGCCAAGTTCTCATCTATCTTCCGTCAAGGTGGTTCATTCGGGCCATGACACTTCCTGCTCAGATATCCGTATCCTTCGATTTTACTAGCGGTGCTACCTTTGGCTATCCGTTCACTATTGGCGATGAGAAGTATGGCGTTCTAGGCGTTGGCACACTAGCTGCTTCAACCACTCCAGAACCTACGGTCGATCTGACTCCTAATGTTAGACAGATCAGTATTAAGCGCGGCCGCAATATCATGCGCGATACTTACGAGGCTGGGTCTGCAACTATCAGAGTTCTAGATCCTAACTCTGACTTTAACCCGCAGAATGTGAACTCTCCTTACTTTGGCTTCTTGACTCCACTTCGTAAGTTGCGTGTCTCAGCAACAGTAGGCGGCGTGGGTTACTTTCTATTTTCAGGCTATACAACAGACTATAAGTACACCTATCCTCAAGGCCAAGAGACAGGCTATGTGGACATAATCTGTTCTGATGCTTTCAGACTTATGCAACAGGCTGGAATTACAACAGTTGCAAGCGCTACTGCTGGGCAAGATACTGGCACTCGAATTGGCAAGATCCTAGATCAAGTCTCATGGCCTGCTTCTATGCGCACCATAGATACCGGCAACACAACCTGCATAGCCGATCCTGGCACTTCTCGCACAGCGCTTGATGCGCTAAAGAACGCAGAGTTCTCAGAGCAGGGTGCGTTCTATATCGACACAGAAGGCACAGCGATCTATTTAAATCGCACTAATGTGATCAAGAAATATGGTGAGACTCCGATCGAGTTCAACCAGACTACAGGCATTCCTTACACGAACCTTACCTTTGCCTTCGATGACAAGTTGATTATTAACAGCGCTGGCATGACTCGCTATGGCGGGACTCAACAGGTCTCAGAGGATTCAGCTTCTATTGCTAAGTACTTCCCTCACCAGATCAACGAGAACAACCTAGTTCTTCAAACAGATGCAGATGCTCTCAATGTGGCAAAAATCTATGTGGCAACTCGCAAAGAGACCACGATCCGCATAGATGCCATGACAGTCGATCTACTAGACCCAGATGTACCTACTGCCACAATGCTTGGTCTGGATTACTTCTCAAACTTAAAGATAACTAACGTGCAGCCAGACGGCTCAACTATCGTTAAGACTTTACAGGCGCAGGGACTCTCATGGAACATCACGCCAAATGCCATGTCCTGCACAGTAACAACTCTCGAACCTATAGTCGAGGGCTTCATCATCGGAAGCGCAGTATCAGGTATAATCGGCACTAACATAATGGCGTATTAGGAGAATATAAATGGCAACAGGCTTTCCAGCAGCTACAGGCGATGTCCTAAGCGCGGCTATGTACAATGGACTAACCTCATTTACAGTAGGTGCGGCCAACACAGCAGACTACACAGCAGTAATTGGCGATGCTTATCAGACCATTGAACTAATGGATAAAGCAACGGCTATTGCTTTTAAGATCCCTACGAACGCTTCAGTAGCATTTCCAGTAGGCACGGTTTTAACAGTTCTTAACATCGGGGCAGGTGCTTGCACTATCTCAGCAGTAACGCCCGGCACAACTACAGTTCTCTCAGCTGGTTCAGTTGCGGCTTCTCCTACTTTGACTCAATATAAATCAGCAGCCTGCATAAAGACTGCAACTGATACTTGGTATGTTGTAGGTGCAATAGCCTAATGATCGCCAATGTTGTAAGTGGATTACTTGCACCCACAACACCCAATGTGCCAACCGCAGTAGATTACTTGGTTGTTGCTGGCGGCGGCGGTGGGGGAACAGCAAACTTCCCTGCTCGCGGCTCAGGTGGTTCAGGTGGCGGCGGTGGCGGCGCAGGAGGCTTTAGAACTTCTACTGGCTTTGCAATTTCAGGATCATTCACAGTAACTGTTGGCGCTGGTGGCGCTGGCGTAACAAGCAACTCTGGACTTAAAGGCAATAACTCAGTCTTCTCATCTATCACGGCTACAGGCGGTGGCTTTGGCGCAGGCGATGCTAACAATGGTTCAACCATTGCAGGCGGCGCAGGTGGTTCGTCTGGTGGGTCTTGCGCATGGAATGTGACTTCAACTTCATCGGGAACTGCAGCATCTCCAGCAGGTGAAGGTAATGCGGGTGGTGGAGTAATCGTAACTGGTGGACAACGCGCTACAGGCGGCGGCGGTGGTGCATCTAATGCTGGTACTGGGGCTAACTGTTCTTTCCCTGCTCCTGGTAATGCTGGTGGCCCCGGCGGTAACGGAACTTCTAGTTCTTATTCTGGCAGCGCAGTAACTTATGCTGGCGGTGGTGGTGGCGTTACAGCTGGCGCTGGTGCAGCTGGTGGCGCAGGCGGCGGTGGCGCAGGCGCTTACGGAGTTGCTGGAAACAACGGAACTGCAAACCTTGGTGGCGGTGGCGGTGGAGTCATGAACGATGCTGCTGCATCTACAGGTGGCAACGGCGGATCTGGAATTGTAATCATTCGCTATCCAGACTCTCAAGCACCGCTCACTTCTATTGGCGGCGGTCTGACCTTTACTACTACAACTAGCGGTGGCTATCGCATCTATTCATTCACAGCAGGAACAGGAACGGTGACTGTCTAATGGCTCACTATGCGTTCTTAGATGATAACTCGATCGTTACTGAAGTTATTGTCGGTAAAGATGAAACAGAACTTATTGAAGGTTTAGATCCTGAGACTTGGTACGGAAATTACAGAGGCCAAAAGTGTGTCCGTACTTCTTACAACGGCAACATTCGTGGAGTTTATGCAGGAATTGGATTTGAATATAACGAGGCAGAAGATCTGTTTATTACTCCTCAGCCATTTCCTTCATGGGTAAGAGTTGGATCATTCTGGGAAGCGCCTAAACTGCGACCAGATGCAGACAAGATCTACGCTTGGGACGAGACTTTAGGAGACTGGGTTGAAGCCTAAGTTATGCAAAGCGGGACAACAACTTCGTGAACAATTCGACGACTGCTTCAGCGATCGTGATCGTACCTCGGACGGTTGGATCGGCGATAGTCGGCACTCAGCTCGTAAGTCTGACCATAATCCAGATGCACAGGGCTGGGTTCGTGCCATTGACATTGACCGCGATCTATCCGGCAGACCTAAGCCCGACCTCATGCCCGATGTGGCGGATCAACTTCGTCTCTTGGCAAAGTCTGATAAGCGCATCTCGTATCTCATCTTTGACGGCAAAATTGCAAGCGCCAAAAGCGCTTGGCGCTGGAGAACTTATACTGGGATTAACAAGCATAGGCATCATCTCCATATCTCGTTTAGCATCAAAGGCGATGACGATAGTTCGTTCTTTAAAGTACCGTTACTAGGAGGCACAGCATGAACATGAAGAACCCTTACCTACTGACAGCAGGTGCATTCTTATCTGCTTGGGCAGCTTCTAACTTTGCAGCAGATTACCGCTCGATCCTTTGGGCAATTCTTGCTGGGGTTTTTGGATATGCGACACCTAAACGATGACTCAGACGGATATGTTAAATCTCTATATTGCCACACTTGCGATAGTGGGTGGCTTGGCTGGCTATGTGATCACGCACTTGCTGTCGGAGATTAAGCGACTTAATACGCGTGTCGATGAGATCTACAACATACTCTTAGAGCGATAATTTAATCATGGCGCGTAAGAAGGCTATCGACTTAGAGGCTTACTCTATGTTAGATCAGTACTGCATCGGGCTAAATGAGTATTACAAATCGCTAAGACGAGCAGGGTTCACACCTGAATTGGCTTTGGCTATCTTGCTTGAACCTTTAACTTACCCGGCAACGATCCTTCCAACACCGAACTGGCTTCCTGAACTTCCTGGACGAGTGCCTTATGACGATGATGACGATGAGGATTAAATTATGGCTATGCGTAGAACAGTGGTCGTTCCCGATCTTCAAGTTCCCCTGCATGACCCAGTAAGCGTTAACAATGTTATCTCTTTTATTAAGGCTTACCGCCCCGATAGCGTACTTACTCTGGGAGATGAAGCAGACTTCACAGAAATCGGGCGTTGGAGCGAAGGAAAGCCAGGCTGGTACGAACAAACACTAGCTGCCAACCGAGATATGACGGTTGATATTCTTTGGCGCTTGGGCGAATATGCCAAAGAGCAGCATATGATCAGGTCTAACCACACAGACCGCCTCTTCAATGTAATCATGAATAAGATCCCTGCATTCATGTCTTTGCCAGAGTTGAAGTTCGAGAAGTTCATGAAGTTAGACGAGTTAGGGATCACTTACCATAAGAAGCCCTACGAGGTCGCTAAGCGCCTTATAGCGGTGCATGGAGACGAGGGTAGTGTGAAGCCCACACCAGGTCTCACAGCCCTTGAGAGCGCCCGCAGAGCGGGTATTTCGACTATCTGTGGTCACACGCACAGAGCAGGGTTTTCACAGTTCTCAGAGTCCTCTGGAGGCAAGATCAGCCGCATAATCAGAGGATATGAAGGCGGCCATCTCATGGACACACGCCTAGCCACCTATACAAAAGGGCAGATGAACTGGCAGCAGGCTTTTATCATCGTTGAAGAAGATGTTAAAGGCAGTCAAGTCAACATAATTAACTTAGAAAAGGACGGCACTTTCGTAGTGCATGGTCGGCGTTATGGACGATCTCGATAACGACATAAGGCGCACGATCGACGATGCCATGGACAACGGAGAATTGTTACCGTTTCGTTATCAACACACCGTCAGATAGTCAGATATTTATGCAACACTTATGCCAAGAAGGTGCGAAGGGCGCACTAGAAGGGCAGTAAATGAACGCAGATGTAGCAATTACTTTATCTATAGCAATAGGAATGATCATTGGCTTTGGCTTTGGTTATGGCAAAGGGTTCGAGCATGGCAAGATTAAAGGTCGTATCGCAGCTCGTAAGATCGCTCGTCAACTTGAGCAGGTCGGCCGATGAATGCTAGAGACTATCTCAACGAAGCAAGAGCAACTATCCAAGACCGAGGTCTGGACTACGGTCACCCAACTGACAACATGGCAAGAACTGCTGCCCTCTGGTCGAGTTATCTGGAAATGCCGGTTACTGATTACCAAGTCGCGATGTGTATGGCACTCGTCAAAATAGCCCGAAGCATGGAGACTGCAAAGACTGACACATATGTCGATCTAGTGGCTTATGCTGCTATTGCAGCACAACTGCACACAGAGGAGAATGAGCAATATGTTTAATTTAGAGGATTACGAGACAGTCGAGGAACGCCTAGTCAAGTTTTGGAAGGAACACCCAGATGGTCGAATTGAAACTACTTTGGTTGAGTCAACGCTGCAGCGATTTATTGTTAAGGCTGCTATTTATAGAACTGAAGTTGATGCACAGGCTTGGACAACTGGCTATGCAGAAGAAACAGTCTCAACGCGAGGAGTTAATTCTACGAGCGCTCTTGAGAACTGCGAAACGAGTGCGATCGGTAGGGCACTTAGTTGCGCAGGCTATGCTACGAAAGGCAAACGCCCTAGCCGCGAGGAGATGTCTAAAGTCAAAGCAGGAGAACCTAAGCCATTCGCTGAGAAGTTAGCAGACAAGATCACGATGCCGGTGGAGGACGATCCTTGGACAACAAAGGCAGTAGAAGCTGCGCCATCGAGTGCAGATGCAATAGCGCTAGTTCAAGATGTATTAGGTGCAGTCAAGATAGATAAAGACATTCCACTATGTCGTAACTGTCATGACCATAAGCCTATGGAATGGAAAACAGGCGTAAGTGCCAAGAACAATAAGCCATGGGGCAAGTTCTCATGTTATGTGTGTCGAGATGTGATGTGGTACAACATTGCAGCTGATGGCACTTGGAAGCCACAGGAGGCCAAAGCATGAGCGGCTTACAGTTTATGAACCAAGATGGTGAGTGGGAGAATTTCCCTACTGATGATGAATTAGCGGAAAAGGCTAAACACCAGGAATTGCTTAATAGCCTGCAGGTGCGGATTATCTGTCACTTGTGTAATGAGCCAGTACCACGCGAAGAGTTAGCGTTTTATATTCAAGGTCAGATATTGACATGGTCATGCAAGAAGTGTCACGCGGTAAATGTCTCAAAGTAGAAAACACCGCGGCTTTCGCACAGAGCGAGTGGTCGCAGAATTTCTGAGGCGCACGTGGGAAGGCGCTTCAGTTGGTCGAGGCAATGGCCGCGATATCCTCAATGTCCCGTTCGACTGCGAGGTAAAAGCGCGTACTGGTCTCGATGTCTCGGGAACACTCCGCCAGATCGAAACTAGGACAGCCAAGAGCGGCTTATTGGGGTTCGCTTGCTTTCGGCTTAATGGTCAAGGCGAAAGAGCTGAGGAATACGTAGCAATGCTGCGCCTTGGCGATCTGGTGGAGTTACTCGAAGCGGCTGGGTATAAGAACCGTAAAGATGTTGTGCAAGATGCAGACATTCAACGATGCTTAGACTGTGGCATATATGCACTAGGAGAACGATGTCAATTCTGCCGGGAGGATCAGTAATGCCAAAAGCAGGCGATGAACGAAATGTATTACCAGAGGCTTTACATACATGCTATTGCGGTTATTCGCTGTTATCGGCTTGGGGCTTCCTTGGTCAGAAAGAAGTTAGCCGCATGATGCTAAGCCACTTGGAGACAATGCATGGAGTCGAGAAGTAATGCCCATCTACGAGTTTGAATGTACTAATGATCTATGTGAGGCCAACCTCAGATACGAGAAGGAGTTAAAGATAAATGAACCACACGATGTTGAATGCGGGTTCTGTCATGAACCGATGCGCAAAATCTATTCGTCCTTTGGTATCCAGTTTAAAGGCTCTGGCTTCTATTCAACAGACAAGTAATTCGCCACGCCGTCTGAGCAGGACTTTTACTGAAATGCAGAGATGGTTCGGTACACTTACGGCTAGAAGCCATCAAGGCTTCAGAGCGCGCCCGAAAGGCGCAGCGCGCTCGGTAACCGCCGTTATTGGGCTATCTCTATCTATGGCACTTATGCCTAGTAGTGAGGCTTCAATAGATGCCTCTAAAGGCTTAAGAGTATTAGCCAATAAGCAGCTAACAGATAAGCAATATAGATGCCATAACGAGATCGTATATAGAGAGTCTCGATGGCAGATAGATGCAGTTAATGGCAGTCATCATGGTTATTATCAAATGCGTACTGAGTCTATGAAGGATAAGCCTTATGACTATCAGTTCTATATCTATTGGTACTATGTATCTAAGCGCTATGGTCTTGACTATGAGATACCGGACTATTGCAAGGCACTACATCATCTAAAGACTAGAGGCTGGCAGTAATGGCAAAGCGTGGAGATCCTAGACTTACAAGAGATTACAAAGCCTTTCGCTTAAAGGTATTGGCAAGGGATCAGTGGTCATGCTTCTATTGTTCAGCACCAGCTGCAACAGTTGATCACATCATTCCAATTAGCAAAGCACCTGACTTGGTAGTGAACTTCGAGAACGCAGTCGCTTGCTGCCAGTCATGCAACTCATCGAAGGGCAGCCGTAATCAAGCCAATTTTCTAGGTAGGGTGCCTACCCCCCCTGTCTTTTCTGGCAGCCTCTCTCCGACACGATCGGAAATAGCCCAAGACAGTCCGTTTACTTCCCGACCTGATCCAGAACAGTCCTGATGCCAGCCAAGAAGAAACAAGCGCTAAGAGGGGCAACTGAACCAAGGCTTCACAGCGCATATTTAAAAGGCGCTTCTAAGGTTGACGATGTAATCGAGTTAGCCAACCTAATTCAACTCCCCTTATTGCCATGGCAGGAGTTCGTATTGCGCGACATGCTGCGCGTGGACAAGAAGGGCATGTGGATTCGCAAGACCAACCTGCTATTGGTCGCCCGGCAAAATGGTAAGACTCACTTAACTCGTATGCTCATCTTGGCTCACCTAATTAAGTGGGATAGCAAGAACATCATCATTGCTTCATCTAATCGCTCAATGGCACTCGATACCTTCCGCCAAGTAGCCAATGTCTTTGAAAGCAACTTAGCGCTTATGGATCTAGTCAAGCAGATCCGATACGCCAACGGCACAGAGTCGATCGAGATGAAAGACGGTCGCAGACTTGATGTAGTAGCGGCAACTAGAGACGGAGCGCGTGGTCGTTCAGCTGATGCGCTGTTCCTCGATGAAATCCGCGAATGGTCAGAGGAAGGCTATCGAGCAGCGATGCCGGTAACTAGAGCCAGACCTAATGCGCACACATTCTTAACTTCTAATGCTGGAGATGCTTTCAGCACAGTCCTAAACGAGCTGAGAGAACGAGCGCTAGATAACCCGCCAAAGTCTTTCGGGTTCTACGAATACTCAGCGCCTCAGTATTGCAAAATAGATGATCCTAAGGCATGGGCGCTAAGTAATCCTGCGCTTGGCTATCTGGTCACAAAAGAAACGCTTGAAGAAGCGGTTGCAACTTCACCGATAGAAAACACGCGCACAGAGTTGCTTTGCCAATGGATCGACTCCCTAAGCAGTCCTTGGCCGCATGGAATCCTTGAAGAGACTAGCAACAGCGAATTGCAGATCCCGCCCGGCGGTTACACAGTCTTTGGCTTTGATGTCTCACCTTCAAGGCGCAATGCTTCACTCGTTGCAGGTCAGATATTGCCAGACGGCAAGATAGGCGTAGGCATCTTGCAAACTTGGGAAAGTGCAGTCTCAGTCGATGATCTAAAGATCGCAGCTGAAATAAAAGCCCATGCAGATATTTACCGACCGCGCCAAATCTGCTACGACAAATACACAACCCAGTCAATAGCCGACAAGTTATCGAATGCGGGTTGCATGGTTCAAGATATCTCAGGCCAGCAGTTCTATCAGGCTTGCGGAGACTTACTCGATGGCCTAGTTAATCACCGCGTAGTTCACAATGGCCAAGCCAACCTAATGCAGCAGATGAATAACTGCGCAGCTAAGGTTAATGACTCGGCTTGGCGTATTGTTAAAAGAAAATCGGCAGGAGATGTCTCTGCACCTATTGCTTTGGCAATGGTTGTCTCGATGTTAATGAAACCACAACAGGTAGCGGCTATTTACGCAGAATGACCTATATGTAGTGTATAATTGCGGTCTATGGGTATCTTCTCGCGCAAGCCGCAAATCCTCGAAGCACAAGAAGCACCAAGAGTCATGTCCGACTCTTATCTATCTTTCGGTACTTACTATCCAGTTCTAGTAACTCGCCAACAGGCTTTGCAAGTTCCTTCGATCAAGCGATGCCGAGATCTTATCTGCGGAACGATCGCTTCTATCCCGCTTGAGTATTACAAGAAATCAACCGGCGAAAAAATTGCTGCACCTCGTTGGGTAAATCAACCATCAAAAGCCCAGCCACGCTTTGAAACTATCTATTTCACGCTAGACAGCCTTCTCATGTACGGCGTTGCTTACTGGCAAATTACCGAGACCTATCTCGAAGACAATAGAATGGCAAATGCGGAATGGGTAGCAAACAGCCGCGTAACCTTCGTTACTGATTCGACCAACAGTTATGTGACAGAGTATTACCTTGATGGCAAGCCAATGCCAATGTCGGGCTTAGGTTCTCTCATCACTTTCCAGAAAGACGAAGGAATCCTTGCAGTTGGTGGCACAACTATTAAAGCCGCCCTCGATGCACAGCACGCAGCTTCAGTAGCGTTGCAAACTCCTTCAGCAACTGGCTTCCTGAAGAACTCTGGAGCAGACCTTCCTCCAAGCGAAGTCTCTGGACTTCTTGCAGCTTGGAAGCGCGCACGTCAAAATAATGGCACAGCGTATCTAACTTCAACTATTGACTATCAGACTATTGGCTTTTCACCAAAAGACATGGCCTACCAAGATGCCATACAAGGATTAGCGACTGAATGCGCCAGACTTTGCTCAGTCGATCCATATTACGTCTCTGCTTCAATGAACACGACAATGACTTATGCAAATGTTCAAGATGAACGCAAGCAGTTCGTTGCATTTACTTTGCAGCCTTATGTCTCTGCTATCGAATCTCGTTTGAGCATGGACGATATTTCAACTTCTGGACACTATGTCAAGTTTGCCCTAGACGATACATTCCTAAGAACTGAACCAATGGAACGCTTGCTAGTTCTAGAAAAGATGCTTGCCCTTGGTTTGATTACAACTGAACAGGCTATGGAAATGGAAGATTTATCTCCTAACGGAAATGAGAACGGAATCTGATGACTACTCTATATCTCGAAGCATCATCTATTGAATGCAGCGAAGAACGCCGCGAAATCTCTGGCAAGATCGTGCCAATGGGAACAGGCGAAATCGGACACACAAACCTTGGCGATTACACATTCGCCGCTAATTCTATCGAGATCGCTGATCCTTCCAAGATCAAATTGTTATCTCAGCATGATCTTAAGAAGCCTATTGGTCGCATGACTGCTGCTGAAGTTCGCGCAGACGGTATCTATGCAACCTTTAAGTTAAGCCGCTCATCTGGCGGTAACGATGCCCTAATCATGGCTCAGGAAGGTCTCGTTACTGGACTTTCGATCGGGGCTGAAATTATTGCATCAAAGCCATCTAAAGATGGTCACACAGTTGTCTCTTCAGCGAGACTAAAAGAAGTTTCTCTAGTAACAGTACCGGCATTCGCTGGTGCAGAAGTTCTAGAGATCGCGGCAGAGGAAGTAATCCCTGTCGAAGAAAACCCACAAACAGAAAGCGAGACAGTCGTGGAAGACACAACAGTCGAAGCAACACCGGTAGAAGCTGCGGCTGTGGAAGCTGCTCGCCCTACTATTACAGCAATGGCGTACTCAACACCGCGCCTTAACCTAAACATCACAGCAGGCGAATACGCTAAGGCACAACTTAACGCATCACGCGGCGATGCAGATGCACGCGAATTAGTAGCAGCTCTTTCAGTTGCAACAGTCGCAGAGAACACAGGAATGGTTCCTCCAACATATCTCAAAGATGTAATTGGAATCATTGACTCATCACGTCCATTTATTGACTCGATCGAGCGCGCAGCACTTCCAGCCTCAGGAATGAAAATCTTCACTCCTAAGTTGGGCGTACAGGCAGCAGTCGATTTAACAGCTGAAGGTGCAGAGTTTGCATCAGCAGACACAACTGTAACCTTCCAGGAAGACAATGTAGTTAAGTTTGCTGGCGCTGGCGTACTCGATCTCGAATTGGTGGATCGCAGCGACCCTTCATTCCTAGATCTCTATCTACGTGAGTTGGCCGCATCATATGCTCA